CAAGGTAAAGCTATTAAGCAATACCGTTATATGCCAGTAGTAGATGACCGTAACCGTAATGATATGGGTCTTGATGCTAGTGGTGTAGTGTATGCCAATGGTAATATCTATGGTTCATCTACTGACGTAGGTGTGGTTAATACTAAGTTTCCTGTGTTAGGTGAAACTGGTGGACGTGTAAACCGTGTAGGTCTTACTCGTGTTGAACTAGTATCTAATATACAGAAGTTTGGTTTCTTCTGGGAATATTCTGCTGACCTAGAACGTTTTGATACTGATGCAGAATTGATGACCCATGCTAACCGTGAATTGATGAATGGTGCTATTAAGGTTTATGAAGATAAGCTACAAATTGACCTATTGAACAATGCAGGTTTGGTTAAGTATTCAGGTACTGCTACTTCTGTAGCTACTCTAAGTGGTGCTACTGGCAGTGAACTAACTTATGCTGATTTGGTTAAACTTGGTATTGACCTTGATAAGAACCGTACACCTAAGCAAACCAAGATTATTACTGGTACCCGTATGATTGATACGGTGACTATTCCTGATTGCCGTGTAGCTCATGTTGGTTCAGAGCTAGTTCCTACACTGGAAGCTATGAAAGATTTTCATAATGAACGTGCTTTCATTCCTGCTCATAAATATGCAAGTGGTACTACACTTCTTAAAGGTGAGATTGGTCGTGTTGCTGGTTTCCGTATTGTACTTGTTCCTAATATGATGAAATGGGCTGGTGCAGGTGCAAGTGGTGCAAGTGCTTCATATTATCAAACTGCAGGTAGACATGATGTATTCCCATTCCTTGTAGTAGGTGATGAATCATTTACTTCTATTGGTTTCCAAACTGATGGTAAATCACAGAAGTTTACTACTATCCATAAAAAACCATGTGTTGATACTGCTGATAAATCTGACCCTTATGGTGAGACTGGGTTTAGTTCTATCAAATGGTTCTATGGTTTTATGCCACAATACATTGAGCGTCTAGCTGTTCTTAAATGTGTAGCTAAGATGTAAACCAACCAAGTAGCTTAGTACTAGTCTAAGCTACTTTCTTTATTTACTGGAGATTGATATGTCAGACATTGAACAACTTAAAGCACAGCTTACAGAGCGTGGTATTGAATTTAAAAGTAATGCTTCTAAAGCTACTTTAGAGAAACTGCTAGAACAAGCAGATAAAGTAGAAGAACAGCAAGATGATAATGCTAAACTACAAGCATTAAAAGATGATGCACTTAAACTGGTTCATGTAATCATTACACCCAATGACCCAATGAAACAACAAATGGGACATGAATACTTTGGTACAGGTAATTCTGTATTAGGTACTATTGCTCGTATTATTCCTTTTGGTGAGCAATGGCTTATTGAGAGTGTACTTTTACAATCTATTAAAGAGAAACAAACTCAAATCTTTGTTACTCGTAGAGACAGTAAAGGTAATGAATTTGTAGAGAGTAAGATTATCCCTGCTTATCAGATTACTGAACTACCACTACCAACCAAAGAAGAGATTGAGGAATTAGCCAAAGTACAACAAGCAAGAGCATCAGTAGAAGCTTAACTTGTTTATTGGTTTAAATACATGGTTTAATAACCATGTATTTTTTATTGGAGTAAATAAATGATTATACCTAATGCTACCATATCACCTGATTTTAATATTGATGAATTAACAGAAGGTAAATTAGATGGTAATGGTGTCTTTGATAAACTAATGAAGACATTTGAACTACACCTTGAAAGAGAATATAACAAACAACGTATTCGTGGTACTGACTATGCTAATGCTTATATTGGTTTAATCAACAATGCTTTAAACCAAGTAAGTAACTATGCACTAGAGAAATCAAAGTTACCTTTAGAACTACAACTGTTAGAAGCACAAATACATAAGACAGCAACAGATACTATTGTAGCTACTAAACAAGGTGGTTTAATAGATGCACAAATCCATAAAGAGATGGCACAAACAGAAATGCTACATCTTGAGATGGAATATAAATTCCCTAAAGAATTAGCACTGATTGATGAACAGATAGCTAATATGAAAGCTGAAATAGCTTTAAAAGAATATGAACTTAAATACATTAAACCAATCCAATTAGCACTACAAGAGAAGGAGTTAGAATTAAAAGATAAACAACTTGATATTAGTATTAAAGAGTTAGGCATTAAAGAACAGCAATTAAGGTTGGCTGAATATGAAGTACAAGTTAAAGCACCTGCTGAAGTAAGAAGTATTAATGCACAATCTGATTTATATAACCAAAAAGTAGTAACAGAGAAAGCACAAACAGATGCTTCTGTTATTGGTAGTGGTAGTGTTATAGACCATAATAATAAAGTCTTAGCACAACAAGCCATAAGCTATGATAATGACAGTAAGTTAAAAGCTACCAGTATGCTTGTTGATACTTGGAAGGTTAGACGTAATGATGACCCTGATGAAGCACCAGTTAATGATATTAACAAACTAGCAGACCCAAATATTGGTACTGCTGTAGTTAAAGTATTACAGAGTGTAGGTATTACAAACTAACCTATTACTATTGGATTAAGCTAGGATATATTCCTAGCTTTTTTATTGGAGTTATTATGGGTAGAAGGAAGACAACAGTAACCACTATGAACCAAAAGATGTTAGATAGTGGTGATTTTAAATATTCAGGTCAATTAGCCATGAATGAATGGATATGGACAAAGACAGGGTTAGGTATCTCATTAGGTGGTAAAGATTTAGCTGATTATTTTATTGAGTATCATCAAAATAGTTTACCTAAGAAATTTGATAAGTTATATAGATGGGCTGAAAAACCAAATAGATATTATTATGGCTTACCTACATCAACTATTGTTAATGACCCTGATGAACAGTATCTTAAAGCAGCAGAAGAATATTTAAAAGATTTACATGGTGATATAGAGATACACAGTAGCCATATTGAAGAGATAGATTTTTACTATACTGCTTGGCTTAGATTGGTTAATGATTATGGCTATGATAGCCACACTAATGAATTAACAGTGTTATCTCAACAACATGGATATCCTTGTTATTTAAAAGATGGTTATCTTATTACTACACAAAGAACTTATGATGAATTTATAGATATTGGTTTAGATAATTCTACACTCCCATTTAATCATGGACAAATACCTTTTATAGATAGATTTCCTGATAGTGATAGAGAGCAGACAGAAGCTATTATAGGTACTGTAGATAGCTTTATGGTGTTATATACCTATGAGAGTGAGGAACTTCCTCCCCCAACATTTCCCCCTGCAACAAATGGTGGCTATGTAGAGCCTATTAAAACCATACATGATTATTCATTGGTTTTAGATTTATCAGATGTTAATCCAGAAGTTGTAGAAGGGCAAATGATACCTTCTGATGGAGATAGCTTATTTGTTACTTATGTCAAGGAAGATAAGTACTATTGGTATACTTATAAGTTAGGTTCTGGTCTATTTCAGATAGATAATGCATTAAGTGGTAATGAAGTATTAGGGCAGTATTATCCAAGAGTTTATATCAAACATCAGGGTATAGAAGTCTATCAACATTCAGATACTGATAGAAAGAAAGCTACTATTAAAGGGTGTAAAATACTTGGTTTACAAGCTAAAGATGTAACTAAGTCTATAGCTACAAGTATTGGTGATGAGTATGGTAATGTTCATTCTATTTATATGCACATGGGTGTAAAAGTAAATCTAGCCAATGATGATAGTATATTATCTGAATACTGTTATAGATACTTTGAAAGGTTAATAGAGCATTTTCCACAAGTAGATACTAATACTATAGCATCAGGTGCTATTAGAGTATCTGATAATGCTTCATGGCAAGAGTATGCTTGGGACAGTATCACTAAGCAGGAACATACAGGAGTCATATCAAATAAGCATAGACCACTTAAACCAAAAGAGTATTGTTTAAAAGTAGAAGAAACAATTCATTCAGGTAAGAAAAAATTATTTCGTAAAAGAAAAAGAAGTTTTACTTATGAGCATATATTTTATTATCAAGTATCAGATGATAAATATATCTCTGTTAATGTAGCTAATTTGAGGGCTACTAATTATGTTAATGGTTATGCTTCTAGTTTTAATGGTGTTGATGAGCATTTAGCATTACCTATTGATAGGGCATTAATATTTGATTTAACCAAGAAAGAAAGGGAATATTTATTTCACCAATCATTGTTGATTAACTTACTTCATGTAAAAGTAACTAAAAAGAAATGGTATCAAACAGGTATATTCCAAGCCATTATATTTGTAATAGGTGTAGTCATCTCTGTGATGACATCAGGTGCAGCTGCATCAGGATTTATGGCTATAGCAAAAGCTACAGCAATAGCTATAGCAAAAGGTATAGCATTAACACTGGCTGTACAAGTAGCTATTAAGATAGCTGTTAAACTTGGTTTAGCACCAGAGATAGTGGCTGTTATTGCTATGGTTGTTAGTATTGTAGCTATGGCTTATGGTGGTGGTAACTTTGATTTTAGTAAAGTATTAACAGCACCTAATATCATGAAAGCATTGAATACTTCTTTTGAATGGTATCAAAAAATGCTAGCTGTACAGATAGCTGATATACAAAAACAAATGCAATCAGTATCTTTGGAGTATCTTAATAAAGCAGAGAGATTAAAAGAAACACAGAAGTTATTAGATACTAAAGTATTTGAATTAAACCATGAATTGCTAAGAAGCAACTATACACCTACTGTAAATTTATTTGATACAGTAGAGATGTTTTATAGTAGGCATAATAATTTTAATGTGGTTGAAGCAAGTCATGGTTTAATCACAAATTTTGTAGATGGTTCACTAACATTAAGAAAAGGGTTATACCAACCTATCAGTGAATCCATTGATGATGTTCTCTTAATCCAATAATCATAAGGAGATTATTATATGTTTCCACAATCATATCCAATGCAGGTAGATACATCTACCATTACACCTATTCGTAGTGATGTAGCAAGTCTATTACCTAATACACTATTAGGTAATGCACCTAGTGCTTATTGGTCTATTGGTTTAAATAATCAGTATTTACCACAACAAGTAATTCAAAATACTTCAGTACCTACATGGCTACCAGAAAAATATCACTCTGTTGCTCAAGGAATGGGTTTTGGTAATCCTGATAGTGCATTAACCAAAGCTGCACAAACAGCAGACGGTGTAGCTAAGAGTTTTGGTAATCTTGGTTTTGACCAGAAAGCAGGTGCAGTACTTGGTACACTAGGTACAGTGTATGGTATGTATAATGCACGTCAACAAGCGAAGTTGGCTAAAGACCAGTTAGCATATAATAAAGCAGAGAGTGAGCGTAACTATCAAGCACAACGTAAGATGACTAACTCACAATTAGAAGATAGACAAAAAAGACGTGTAGAAGAAGCACAAGCTAATGGACGTACTACTACATCTGTTAATGATTACATGAATAAATATGGACTATAACTATGACTAGAGTAATTACATATACACCTACAGCACCTACTAACTTTAGTGATGGTAATGCAATGTTTAATGGTGCTACACAGAATATGAGGCAAGCATTCAAGACAGGTATTAGTACTGCTGATACCTTTGGACAGGATGTGAGAGACCGTAACCAAGCTGTATTAGATAGTATTATCAATGGTATCAGTCAAGAAGATTTGGCTAAGCCAGATACCCAATTAATGCTAAGTAATGTCATTAGAGACATGGAACATAATTCAGCAGGTATGATTGATTTGGGTAAAGCATTTGGTGCTATTGATGAACGTGGTAGTAAATTGGTTGAACGTAGTGATGCACAACTTGTAAACCAAGAAAACCAAATCAAAGCACAGAATATGCAAGATACAGCATCTGCTAAAAGATTAGTTGCTATGGATA